GCCTGTACTTCCTGTGGAGCCAGTTGAGCCAGTCTTTCCTTGGCTGCCTGTAGCGCCTGTGGATCCTGTAATACTTGGGCCTGTAGGTCCTGTTGCACCGCTTGCTCCTTGAATACCTTGAGGACCGATTGGTCCTAGTTCTATGATAAGTACATCTTGTACGGCAACATTGTACACATTTGTTGTCGTTGGAATTTCAACTGTTGAGATGCTATTGACTGTTACGGCCATTACTGCACCACGCTTGCACTAACGATAAACGCGCCTTGCAAGATTTGGTAAACGTTGCCTGCTGAATCGGTAAGATTCAAAGCATAATTGTAATTGCCTACTGGAAGGTTAGCTGCGCTAGTTTGAGTGGCAGTAAGGGTTAGTGTGACTTGACCAAGACCGGCACTAATAACTGCCTTGCCATTGGCTGTAGATAATTCTACGATGAGGTTATTGCTTATGTCGCGTACCTGCATATCCGCGCTGTAGCCTGTAAGGTCTACAGGAAGATTATTGATCTTCCAAATTGGTGCAAGGGTAAAGGTTGTGCCATTGGTTACGGCTATGTTGTATCTACCTGTATTCACTTATCCCCCTACGCCGTTGTGGTTATGTAAGGACCATAACCGCCGTTAACTAAAATATTATATTCAACTGGGCTAATGACATATTCATGTCCACCCAAGTAGCAGTAATCTGCATTCTGAGTCTCATCTACACCTGGTGTACGCTCTGAGAGAATTGCTGTTCCATAAACTAAAATTGTATTTGCACGAGCAATGCGATAGCGCCAAAACAAACGGGAAAAACCCGCTGGGCCTTCTTCAACCGTTGGCGGTTTGAATATGTATGTCATTGCTACCTTTCATGGCGTTGCCGCCTAGCCCCCACGTGCGAGGGCTAGGACAACAACTAACTCAAATTATGAGTTGTGGATTGAAGATGTTGATTCAATACGAACCAATGCAGCGTCACGGTAACGGCTCCAGCCGAGTACACCGTACCAACCGATTGGACGGAAACGCATCAACTTATCAACAATTGGTCCGAAGATAACGTGTGGCTCTTCGGCAACTGCTTCTGCAAGTGCTTGCTTACCAGCAACGAGTGTACGGAATACACGTACGCCACCTGTAGCGTTAACATATGAAGATGTACCAAAAGTACCTGAAGATGATCCAGCACCTGTTCCATCTGTAGCAGAGAACAAACGTGGAGACTCTACGAACATTGATCCTTCGTAGGTTCCGATTGTTCCTGGCCAGAATTCTGAAGCACCAGTCTCAGAGAACTTATGGTCATCACGCCATCCGCCAGAACCAGTTTCTGAGCGAAGGTCAAATGAAACTTCTGGGTGTATACCAGTCCAGTAGTATTCTCCTTGACGAGGAACAGCCTTGTTAGCGCGTAGCTTTGCTACTGCTGTACGGATGTCGCGTGACTTGATTACGTCAGTTCCAAGAATTGACTTGTTTGTTGTTCCGTTTGTGTATGTACCTGCATAGGTAGAAACAAGAGAACCGTTGACTTCTGCAATTGCATTTGGTCCACCAACAAGAGTGTTGAGAACTGTTGTGTCAAGTGAGTCAGCCATGTTGAAGGCGATGATGTCAGCGATTGCTGGATCAACGTCTGAGAGTGAGAATAACTCCAACTTACGTGTAGCAAGTGAAGCGTTACCGTATTCATTCAGTGAAACGGTGACAGGTGTAGTGTTGCCTAGGGCTACTGCATCTGGATCAACGTCTTCTGAAAGTGGTGAAGTAACTGCTGAAAGATCTGTGTAAATCTGGAAGACTACAGAAGATCCTGGCATTGCTTGTTGTACTGGACGCTTGTCCGCTACGTCGCGGATAAGAGGTACAGCACGGAGAGCGAATTCAACATAACGATCATAGGCTGTTTGTACTAGAGAAGTACCAAGGGAACCAGATGATGTATCTGTATATGCGTTGCTCATGTGTCACCTTCTTTCTTAAGGTTTGTGCGATGGATAGAAAATGTTCTATCTGCGTCGTTGAGTAGGCTGTCCCATAAGTTGATTCAACTCATCTATTGATTTTGCGCCTGAGATTTGTGACATTAAGTCAACATCACGAGACGGAGTTGTAGCATTTTGAGTAGCCGCATTGATCCTCTGATATGAGGCGCGGTTTGCTTGCTCTTCTTCGCTGATAGGAGCAGACTCTGCTTCAGCCTTCTGAAAACCGAATACATCGGCATTTTCAGTAAGCCATGCGTCAATCTGCTCTGGCGTACTAACGTCGCCAGGTATAAACTTGGCTACCTTGTCAGGTACGCCTTTCGTTGCCAATACGTCTTTGACTGAGCGTGAGCGAAGATCAGATTGAATCTGTGCCAATTGCTCGGACAGTTCTTTCTTTTCCTTCTCAGCGCGCTTCAATGCCTTGCGAAGATTCGCAGGACCATTAGCATCTTGTACTTCTTCGGTGACATCAAAGTCATCGTCTTCATCATATTGGTTTGCCATGTGGCACTCCCTTTCGTGTTGATTGAGACGCAGGCCGCAAGCACTTCCAGGGGAAGAAGTGTTGGCTCCCACTACCAGTCTAAATACGCGTCATCTATGCTGGTGAGTAGTGACGGATTTTATTGTTATGAAACGCCTTGAGCGTTAGCTATTCCTAGGCTCTGTGCTTGAGTTGAAGCACCGGAAGATCCACTGAAGGTGGATACTTCTTGTGTCTGTAAACGCTTCAATGCTGCTGCGGCTTCAGCGGCACCTTGTGTGCCAAAGGTAGATGCTTCAAGTGCTTGACCAACTTGTTCTGGAGCCACGTAAGGGTTGTAACGAGCAGCCAATGTTTGTGTGGCTGGCAACTGCTGAGCAATTGTTCCAAAGCCTTGTGCGGCTTGTGCTTGTGTTACACCTTGTGCTGCCAATCCCATAGCACTCAATGGACCAGTTCCGCCGTATTGAATGTTAGTTCCTTGACGTGCTGCTTCAGCACCGATTTGAGCCGCAGTAACTTGCTGTTGAATAACATTTGCAGCAATGTCTGGGCTAAGTAGGTGAAGCGCAAGTGCGCCTTGAGTTAATCCATATTGACTTTGCAATTGAGCAATGACTTGTGGATCTTCAGATTGTAGAGCAGACATAGCAGCATTTACACGCATTTGTGTTTCTGCTGGAGATACATCCTTGCCAATCAATTGACCAAGCAAAGCATTGTCTGTTGCTGCGGCTGGTAGTCCAGCTTGTTGCATAACAGCTTTGTATGAATTTTCTGTAGCAATATATGATGCTGGATCCAACGGTGTTAGTCCAGCCTTCTCACGAAGTGTGTTACCAGAAAAACGTGTTTGCCAAGCATTAGCCAAAGCCACTACATTTGGGTCTGTTGATTTAGAAGCATTTGGATCTTGAGCCAATGCTGTAATAGTTTGAGCATCATAGTTACTTTGAGTAAGACCAAGAATTGCGTTACTGATTGCACCCGTTGGGTCAATACCATAGCCAGCAAGAGTTGATTGCATAAGTTGCAAAGCATTTTGATTGTTAATATTTTGTTGAGCCTGTTGCAATTGCGCTGCTGATGATTGTTGAGCATACTGTCCTTGAAGGGCAGTTAATTGCTGTTGCATAGCTGCTTGAGCTGCTTGGGCTGCTTGCGCATCTGCTGCTGATTGTGCTGCTGCGGCTTGTGCTGCTTGATTTTCTTTAGCAAGTGCTTGCGCTATATTAACTGAGTTGGTTTGAATTTGCGCATTAACGGCAGCAAGTTGTTGTTCTACTTGCCTATCTGTAGTAGCCATTATTGACCAACCACCAATCCAAAGTTACGAAGCATATTTGTGGCAGTATCCATTAGGCTGTTACGAGCATTGGTTGTATTTAGCCATTCAGGACGTTGCTTGACTTGTGTCATAAATTGATCCAAAGACATAGCTTGTGGGTTAGAAGGATCTGTGCCTCTCAAAGCACCGGCAACCATTGCGCCATAGCCAGTAGGTGCGCTAAGGTCAATGCTGCTTGGATCTACATTTTCTAGCAAACCGCTAAGAACATTCTTGTAAGGAGCAGCCAAAGAATCTACAGTAACTCCATCCATGATTTGTTTGGCAAATGGCTTGTAGATATTTGCTGCTTGGTTCATTAAATCTGTCTTCCAAGTATCAAGATTTGTAGTACCCATTTCAATGCTGTTGGCTGCGTTAGTAGCATAATCTGCACCAGTGGCACCCGCTGGAAGAACAAGGCTATTTAGGCCGTAATCTTTAGCCCATGAGCGAATCTGATTGACATTTGCCGCTTTATCTCCACCAAGTTGTTGATTTGGGTTATTCTTAGATAGTTGAATAATGTGCTGTTTG